TTCTCCCCTCCACCGAAGAGACCGCCGATGAACTTCCCGGCCAGACCGCCGAGGATCGTGCCGACCACCGGGATGATCGAGCCAGCGGCCGCACCGATGGCCGAGCCTATACCCTTCCCCAGTGCGCCGGACAACGCCTTGCCCAGCAGTGGGCCAACCTTCTCACCAACCTTCGAACCCACCTCGTTGCCGAGGAAGGAACCGATGCTCCCGCCGATCTGCTTGCCTCCACCTCCCTGTTGGAACGCACCGATGATCGCTCCGCCGAGTTTCTTTCCGAAAGCCGCAGCCGCTTTTCCAGACGCAGTCTCAGCATCCGTGACCATGCCGTTGTAAATCTGGTTGATGGCATCGCGGGCTTGTGCCCAGATCTCTGGGAAGGACGTCTTGAGCGGCTCGATCTCCTTGAGCGCATCGTCGCGGAACTTGCCGGCATCCGCAACCATCTTCTCCTGCTCGGACATCGTGAGCCGCGACGCCTTATCCGTGAGCTCCTGTGCGGAGTCGAACCCCTTGACAATAATTTCGTTCCGCTTCTGCTGATGCTCCTGCAACGCTTGCGTTTGTTTTTCTAGTCCCTCCCGCCATGTCTTCTCCCACGACTCCATGGACGCCTTCTGCATGTCCGGGAGTTTGACCAGTCGGAAGAGTGCCTGATAGGCATCCTTGAGCGCGGGCGGAATGGTCTGGCCAGTCTGAGCAAGTTTCGCCAGTGCCTGCTCGAACACCGGGAACATCTGTGTCGCTTCATCCTTCGTCAGCTTCGTCATCCCGCCGACGTCTTTGATGACAGCGAGAAGTTTGTTTGCCTCCTCAACGATTGTCTTACCACTGTATTGATCCGTGAGCTTCTTCATTTCCTCACGGAGTGATTTCGCACGCTCGGTCGCTTCAGCCTTCGCTGCCGCGGCTTCACGCTGACGCTGGGCTTCAGTCTGTGCGGCCTTTGCTGCCTTCTCCTGCTCGGTCTTCTGATCAGACAGTGCCTGTTTGTTCTTCGCTGCCGCGTCCGCACCTTTCTTCCATACTTCCCCGACATCGAACCACGCGTCGGTTAGCTGCACTGTCTCACCGCGGAGCCCGGCTGAGTAGACCTTCAGGATCTGGAACGCCTCAACGATAGACTGCGTCTTGATGCCAGTCTTCTCCATGGCGATTTGAATCGCCTGCTGCCCTTGCTGGAATGCGTAAGCGGAATCCTTCGCAGCTTGAGCCTGCTGGTTCTGGAGATCGTTGAGCAGAGAGAAGACTTCGACGACCTTGTAGAGTGAAATCGCGGCAACGGCCACACCGAGAGCCGTGAGCGCGGCCGTCGTGCCGGTTAACGCGGGGATCCACTTGCCCAACACACCTACGATAGACGTGACACTTCCGATCATCGAGCCGACAACGTAGATGACCGGACCCGCGGCCGCAGCGACCGCGCCAAGACCGATGGCCACGTTCTGCACCGGGGTGGGAAGCTTATTGAACCCGTCAGCGGCTTTGATCGCGATACCAGCCAACGACTCCAACATCGGCACGGCCTTCAGCCCGATGTCCAGAAGCCTTGTGCCCAGCGGTTCGAGTGCGAGCACGGCCTTGTTCTTCAACGTGACTAGTTTTTCAGCGAATCCGTCAGTGGCTGCCGCGGCTCCTTTGATTGTATCCGGACTCTTGGCGAGCTCCGCCATGAAGTCCTTGACGCTGAACTGTCCCTTGTGAATCGCGTCCGCAACCTGTGTGCCGACTTTGTTGCCGAACACTTCCAATGCCAGCTGCGTAGATGCCAGACCTGGACCCAGTTCCTTGATCTGTTCGACCGTGCCTTGCAATCCGACCTTGAGTTCGATGCCGTCCTTCGCGAAGTTGGCTGCGGCCTTCCGCAACCCGGAGAGCATCGCGTCCGCGTCGATGCCGGATTTCTCCATCTGACCGAGGAACACGGACGCTTCCTCAATGCTGAAACCAAACTCACGTAGCGCGGCTCCTGAAGTCGTCAGTGAGCCCATCAGCTTGTCCACGCTGACGCCGGTCTTCTGGGCTACATTGAACAGGAAGTCGAGCTTGGCTCCTTGGTCCTGTGCTGAGACGCCCCAGTTTGCGAATAGATCTTGCGACTGTTCGAGGACGGTATTGAGATCCGTCTTCGTGATGCGCGCGAGCGTGAGCGTAGTCGCGGTAAGATCTTCAAGACCTTTCCCGGTGAGACCGGTTCTCTGGTGAATGACGGAGAGCGCGTCCGCGACGTCCTGAGCGGAACTCGGAATGTCCGCGAAGACTTTCTTGAATGATTCCTCGAGACCGGCCGCGGCTTCACCAGTGGCACCTGTCTTGATGCGAATGGTATCGAGTGCGTCGTCGATCTGCACCCCGGCAGCAACGGCCGCAGCGCCCATCGCAAGGATGGCAGGCGTGACAGAGACACTGAGTCCCTTGCCGATGCTCTTGAAGGAACTCTCCCACGACGAGAGTTCCTTCTCCAGATCCTTCTTCTGCTTCTTCAGATCCGCATTGAGTGTGGACCCATCCGCCCGAAGCAGGACAAAGGCTTCGCCGAGTTTGCCGAGCAGATCGTTTGCCACGTTAGCCGAACTCCTTTATCATCTGTTCGTGTTCCGCCTTGAGCCGGGCCATCTCGTCAGCCGAGACTTTCGGCGGTCCCATCCAAATGTGCAACGATGGCAGTCGCTGCTGACGCAAGAGGTGCGCGGTATACCAGGACTCGCGCATCTGATCTTTAAGCTCTCCTTCCCGATGCTTGTAGCTCGCCCACATCGCCCGATCAAGTTCCTCAGGCGTGAGGTTCCAGAACTCGTCTTCCCTTAGTCCTGAGAGGACGGCTGCGTCGCATCGGTCGCCCCACCACTCGTCTGTTCCGGGGATGGGGCCACGTCGTTTTTTGCGTCGCCCTTCGGCAGATCCCGTCGCTGCTGTTTCGGGAACGCCGACTGCCACGCTTCGAGCACGGCCACCGCCATCTGAGAACCCTTCCACCCGGTCTTCGGGTTCGATCCGTCCTCGATGTCCCATGCCACCTCAGGACCACCGAGCTCGTCGATCAGGTCGCCGACTTCGTCCACGGTGAACGGGTTCGGCCGCGTCAGCAGCTTGAGCCGCGCACCTTCGAGTCCTGCCCACATCACGCACTGGAGCAGATCGAACCCGCCCGCTCCACTGATAAGCAGAATCCCAATGCGTGACGTGGGATGCCCGGTCTCCCGTTCCAGCCGTCGCAGGCCGTTCGCGGAATAGAGAATCGGATAGACCTTGTTGCCGATCGTAATGTCTCTTCGTTCTGCCATGATGCCTTCTCTCCTATCAATGCAACGGTGGGGTGCCGTCGCGTGTGTTGTTGTTGCCTACGAACTAGGGAACCGCGGTCCAGCCACCGTTCAACTGGAAGTCCGCGCTGACGACGACCGCGTCCTGATCCGGTGCCGCTTCCGAAATCGACGTGACGACGCACTGTGCGATCTCGACATCGACACCGCGCTCACGCCGACGGAGCCGGACATACTCTCCGTCTCGTGATGCCGCCTTGAGCCGGGCGTAGCCCGACGCTGTGGCGATATACATGTATTCGAAGGAAAGCGTGCTGGTCCACCGGCCGGGGTTGAAATACCCACGGCGGTTTTCCTTCGACGACATGTCGATGGGGTTGGTCTGCTCCGCGAACGTCGCACCACGCTGCGAGCCGACCGTGACGTAGGTGCCTGAGTCCGCCGGGGTCTCGACCTGGACGAGCACGTCCGAGCCGTTCATTTCCCCGTTCGGGCCAAGGGCATAAGGTGAAGTATTCGGCATTGCTCCTTTTCCTCCTAACCGTTTCTCTTGATGAGATTGTAACGTGCGGTGACAACGCGACCGTAAACCTGATCGTCAGTTGGCGCGACGATCGGACCGCTCACCACCGCGATGAGCGGACCGTAACCTGAGACGGTGATGTGCTGTCGATGGAGCACGTCACGCACGAGCTCCGCAACGTTCTGCACCACACTCGGGTCGCCAGATTCAAAGTCATACGTAAAGATATCGTGCAGCACCTCCCTGCCTAGCGTAGTCTTGGTGTCCCACGGCACGTCACCGATCGCGTCGTCGATGACGATATACCGTGCGACCGCGTCTCCAGGAATCCTCGACCGCGTGAAGATCGCGGGCTTCGACATGTAGGTCGAAATCTGGGACGTGATCTCCGTAATGCTCGCGAGCCGCTCGTAGATGCCGTCCTGCACTTGAGTCATCGCGCACCCAATATCTGCTTGATGCGATCTCTGTTACGATAGAAGCCCGGACGAATGAACGGCCGCGGTGCCTGCGTGTAGTTCCGGCCGAGCGAATCCTTTCCGGCGAATCCGAGTTCGAGCCGTCGTCCGTAGACAACGTTGGTGCCGACGACGCCGAAGATCTGGTTCCCCTGCCGAATGGTCTTACCGAAGATGCTATTGAACAAGCGAGCCGTCACTTTGCGCGGTGGCTGACCCGGAGCCGACGGATGCGTGCCTCCGGGGTTGCCAACGTTCAACGAGACCTTGATGTCTCCCTGCACCAGCACCACGGCCTGCTGCATCCGTCGCTCAGTGATCTCCAGAGCGGCTTCCATAATCCCTTCCGGGTTCCACTTCGTGATCCTAGGCACTGGCCTTCTGCTTCTGAATCTCTTCAAGCATCACGCGCGTGTGATGCTGGAGCGACGGATTGTTTACGCCGGTCACGCGGTAGCGACGCGTGTCGATGGTTCCGTTCTCCAACACGATGTTGGTCACCACGTCCTCGCGCGCAATGTCCACACCCGGTTGAAGGTAGCCGACGGGTCCGTAGTAGGTGACCCACTGTTGCGCCTCGGTCTGCTCCCGAGACGAGCCCATGGACAGACGAAAGAGGATCCCGCTGTGGAGCGGAGCATAGTCGTCTCGAAAGCGACCGCTGCCGAGATCCACCGGCGAGATCCTCTCCACGTCTGCCCGGTGCACGAGCAGGTGATCAATGCTTGGAGGCATTAAACGATCCTCGCCCACTTCTGCAACCCGGCCGTAACCATCGGCGGGAGCCCGTAGTTGTCGGCCGCGAGGAACGGAGCCGACGCATACGCGGCTGACCAATCTCCGAGTCGCTCACTGGTGATGCTGGTATCACGCTTCACCCAGAGATACCAACTCTTGACGGTGTCCAGGCACCGGCGTTCTAGATCCGCTGGCAACGTCTGGCAGGTGAGCCGGTGGAACCCACTCGCGGTCTCGTCCACAAGCGTGCTGGCGACGACCAGCTTGGTCGGAGTCCGAGATACCACGGTGTGCTTGCCGTTGTTCGCAGCATTGGTAAAGCCGGTTGTGCGGATCACCTCACCCGCCACGATGATCCCAAAATACTCGTCATCGTCTTCCGGCAGATTGAAGCTGTTGTCGGCCGCGGCCGCACTCATGGTGCCGCTCGCGACGAGGTTGTCACCTGGCATCAAGTAGCCACCGGTGTAATCGACGTGCCAGTCCTGCCGACCAGCCATCGGTTGAATCTCGGTCTCGATCCACGTGCGACGCGGTTGCGTGCTCGTGAACAGATCCTGACGAAAGAGGAAGCCCGCACTCGGATCATGCAGGCTCCATCCCGCATCTTGATCGAACCCGGACGCCGGGCTGACGACTACGCCTTTGTAGCGCACCTCGTCCACCTCCACCAACGGCGTCCGGTCCAACGTTAGAAGCGTGCGATCATAGCCTTCGAGTTTCTCCGTGACGGTTTCGCGAGCGAACGCCCGATCACAGTAGGACACGATCGCGGCTGAGGCATCCTCGATCATCCGCGACAACACCTCGTCACGCGACTCGACCACATCCGTCAGCGAGAGCTCTGACTTGACATGCGCGAGCGTTGTGAAGTTGGTGGTGCGCGCCTTCTCAATGACTACGATCATCTGGTCCTCCGACTACTTCCGGCTGCTGACGGTCGTCTGCCGGTGCTGCGGTGCTTCCGGATTCTTCTGCGTCTTCGGATCCGGCGGTGTCTGGCTCTTCGCCACGTCGTCCTCCTTGTTGGGAAGGGTGATCGGCTCCGCGATCTTCTTCGACACGAGCCACCGCTCGTGCTGCTCGCTGAAGGTCGCGACCTCTCCCTCGTTGTAGGTGTGATAGTGCTTCAGAAACTTGACGCTCATTGCCCAACCTCCAGACCAACGGGAACCTGACGGCCTTCCGTCACGGTCTCCATCAGGATATTGTGGAACTGTTCTGCGACCGCTTCCCAGTTGAACTGCGGCTCTCGCGCGCGAGCGAGCGCGAGCTCGCCCAATTCCTTACGCTTGGCTTCGTTCTTGTAGAGCTCGTCGATCGCTTCCACGGTCCCGTTGAAGTCGATGACTCCTCCGATGGTGTTGATGGCGTTGGGCGTCACCTCGTAGGCGGTGACTGGAACGAACCGTGCGGCTCCCTCGGCCCACTCACCGAGAGCCGCATACTTCGGCATGATCTGCGGAATGCCACAGGCCATCCCCTCGTGCGCGGTGAGTCCCCATCCTTCGCCAAGTGACGTGTGCAGTTGCACGTCGAAGGCGTTGTAGACGAGCCGCATGTTCTCTTCGAGCAGGCAGTTCTGCAGCGTCATCTTTGGGTTGGTGACGATGAACTGCTCGTTGATCCCGTAGTAGGTTGCCAGCTGCAACACGTTCCACCCGATGTCCTGCATCGTGGTGTGCATGTAAAGGTAGGCGTTGCGTGGTTGACCGTTGTTGATCCACCACTTCGTCCAGGCCTGAATCGTCAGGTCCAATCGCTTCCGCGGTTGATTGCGCGCGACCGAACCCACGATAAACGAACCCGGCTTCACCTTCTGAGAGAGCGTGAGCTTGTTCAGCGCTTCCTCTTTCGGCATCGGCCGGTAGACCTCCAGGTTGACGCCGTGTGGGATGACGTCACATCGTCCGGTGTAGCCACCGAGGATGAGTTGCTTCCGCCCGAAGTTCGTGTAAGCGATCGCTCGCTGGAGCGTGTTGAGCGCGCGACCGGCCATCTGATTCGGTGCGTCCACCGGCAGATAGGCGACGACCGGGATGTTGGCTTCGATGTTCTGAAGATACTGCGCCACGTTCCACGGATCGTTGAGGATCAGGATGACGTCCGGCTTGATGGCCCGCACGAGCGGCATCACGCGAGCGACACCCCACACATCCCCGCCGAGGATGGCCGGGTAGAGGTTGTATTGCTTCTGATACGGTGACGGGTCTCCGCTGTAGTTGACACCCAGCAGATGCACCTCCCACTTGTGACGCAGGTGCTCCAGCACTGAATGCGTCACGCGGGCGAAGCCGGTCTGTGAGACCGCGTCCCCGATCCAGAGGATCTTCTTTTTCGTTGGCTCCATGTTATCGCAATGCCTCCTGCCAGAACCCTGTGACGAGTTTCTTCCAGTCGAATAATTCGAGCACGTGGGTGCGCTCTGCCGGTGTCACAGGTCTCACCGGCTTCGACAGGATCTCCGTGATGGCTGCGACCACCTCGTCGAAGCCAACCTCCGGAACGTATTCGGCGTGGTCTCCGAACCACCGCCGGTAGTGGGGTGCGTCGAACATGATCGGGCGGGAACCGCACGCCAGTCCTTCGAGTGCCGGCAGTTCAAACCCCTCGATGCGTCGGAGCCCGGCCACGTAGGCGCACTGGCTCCAGAGCTCAGCGACGTCCTCGTCACTGATGTTGTGCATGTAGAGCACGCCCGGTCCCAGTCCCAGCTGCGGGCCAAGGTGGAAGAGATTG